AAAAGAAAAATTTACAAAACAAGTAAGTGGAATAAAAGAATCTTCTTTTGTAGAAGGATCGGCAAGACAATTAGAAAACAAATCATTAATGGATGACTATGAAGATGCACAAAAAGCTCGAACTGGAGCTAGTACAATATTTGGTGGACCTCAACGTTTAGTTAACACGGCACCAAGACCTAAAAATATGGGCAGAGGACCGATGACTGAAAAGAAAAGAATGAACTTGGACTTTTCAATACCGGGTATCACACCTTACAATAAAACTTATACACCTAGTGATAAAGAAATCTCAGACTATTATCAAACTTTAGAAAAACCTAGACCATTAAACCCGGGAGAAGCAACTGAAATTAGAATGGGTATGGGTGGAGAAGGGTTATATGGAACACAAGGTAAATTTGCAGGCGGTGGTATAGCAGGATTATCTGGTGGCGATAAATCAGGCAGACCCCCAGAATCAGGACCAGCTTCACAAGGGTTGCGTTCTTTGTTTAATAATGGTAAGAAACGATAACGGAGATTAAATGGCAGAAATAGATAAAGCTCTCCCAAACACACGTACCGAGTTAGAAGTTCCTGGGCAGGAACAAGAGGTCGATGTTGCGGAGCAAGAAACAGAACAGGGACCGGTAGAAGTAACACCAGAAGAAGATGGTGGTGCAACTATTGATTTTGAACCGGGTGCCGTGAACCAAGCAGGTGCGGAATCACATTTCGATAACCTAGCAGACATATTACCAGAAACAACTTTAGATCCAATCGGATCAAAACTTAGATCAGACTATCAAGATTATAAATCATCAAGAAAAGATTGGGAAAGTTCTTATATTAATGGTTTAGATCTTTTAGGTTTTAAATACGACAATCGTAACGAACCTTTTCAAGGAGCATCAGGTGCAACGCACCCAGTATTAGCAGAAGCTGTAACTCAGTTTCAAGCTCTAGCTTACAAAGAATTATTACCATCAGATGGACCGGTTAGAACACAAATCTTAGGTGTATCAAGTCCTCAAAAAGAGCAACAGTCTCAAAGAGTAAAAGATTTTATGAATTACCAAATCTTAGATCAAATGAAAGAATACGAACCAGAATTTGATCAAATGTTATTTCATTTACCACTAGCAGGTTCGACATTTAAAAAAGTTTACTATGACGATTTATTGGGACGAGCAGTTTCTAAGTTTATCCCTGCGGATGACCTTGTTGTTCCGTACACGGCTACCTCATTAGACGATGCGGAATCAGTCATTCATGTTATTAAAATTTCAGAAAACGATTTACGAAAACAACAAGTAAATGGTTTTTATTCAGATATAGAATTATCAAAACCATCTGACGTATCAGATGCAGATAAAATTACAGACAAAGAACGTGAATTAGAAGGTGTTTCTAAAACATCTAAAGCAGAAAATTTATACACGTTGTTAGAGTGTCATGTTAATTTAGATTTAGAAGGTTTTGAAGATGTTGGTGAGGATGGAGAACCAACTGAAATAAAATTACCTTACGTCGTTACAATCGAAGAAGGTAGTCAAAAGGTTTTGTCTGTAAGACGAAACTTCGCGCCCAATGATCCACTTAAAGCTAAGATCCAATATTTTGTCCACTTTAAATTTCTGCCAGGACTAGGATTTTACGGATTTGGATTAATACATATGATTGGCGGATTGAGTCGTACGGCAACGGCGGCTCTCCGTCAGTTGTTAGACGCAGGTACATTATCAAATTTACCAGCAGGTTTTAAACAGAGAGGTGTTAGAGTCAAAGACGATGCTACACCAATACAACCCGGAGAATTTAAAGATGTTGACACTCCAGGTGGTAATCTAAAAGATGCTTTCGTATTCCTTCCATACAAAGAACCTTCAGCTACACTACTACAGTTGATGGGAATAGTTGTTCAAGCAGGACAAAGATTCGCGTCAATTGCTGACATGCAAGTCGGTGACGGGAACCAGCAGGCGGCTGTTGGTACGACTGTGGCTCTCTTAGAACGTGGTTCAAGAGTGATGTCAGCAATCCACAAAAGATTATATGTGGGATTAAAATCAGAATTTAAATTACTAGCAAAAGTATTTGCTACGTACTTACCTCCTGAGTATCCGTACGATGTTGTAGGAGGACAAAAGAATATTAAGGTTGCAGACTTTGATGATAAGGTTGATGTATTACCGGTTGCAGATCCAAACATATTCTCAATGAGTCAAAGAATATCTTTAGCTCAAACTGGATTACAACTTGCAATGTCAAATCCACAAATACATAATTTATATATGGCATTTAGAAAAATGTACGAGGCACTTGGTATAAAAGACATAGATAGAATTTTACCACCACCTCCACCAAAAGCACCTAAGGACCCGAGTCTAGAACACATCGATGCATTGGGTGGAAAACAGTTTCAAGCGTTTCCAGGTCAAGATCACAGAGCACACGTTACGGCTCACTTAAATTTTATGTCACTTAACTTAGTTAGAAACAATCCACCGGTTATGGCAGCAATACAAAAAAATATTTTAGAGCACATTAGTCTAATGGCAACAGAACAAGTGCAATTAGAGTACAGAGAACAAATGATGCAGATGCAACAACTTGCACAACAAGCAGCAGTTAACCCTCAAGCACAACAACAGATGGCTGAGATGACTCAAGGTATCGAAGCTAGAAAAGCTGTGTTGATCGCAGAGATGACAGGTGATTTTATGAAGGAAGAAAAAGAAATTACATCACAATTTGATTCTGATCCTTTATTAAAACTAAAATCAAGAGAGGTTGATTTAAAAGCAATGGAGAATCAACGTAAACAGGAAGAGGCAACTGCAAAACAAGAACTTGATAGAGCAAAACTACTTCAAGCACAACAATCTGATCAACAAAAAATGCAACAGAACGAAGATTTAGCAGAATTACGTGCTGAAACATCACTTGAGAAGCAAGAAATTGCAAACGATGCAAGATTTGAGCTTGCTAACATGAAACCAAACAGATAAAAGGATTATATTATGATGAATTACAAAACAGGCGGCAAAAAAATAGTAATACCAGAGCAAGTAAAGATTGTTGACCCTAAATCAGAGAAAAGTTTTAGAGGACAAAACAAAATTGCTAAAGGTGACACTAATCCGGTTAAAGGAACTGGTGCTGCAAGAAAACAAAAAGACGTAACCTGGTATTAGTATGTGGTTTTCGGCAATTAAATTAGCCGTCTCTGCTGGTAGTAAAATTTATGCTAACAAGCAGAAGACTAAGATGGCAATGTCAGATGCACAGCTTATGCATGCGTCTCGTATGGCCGAAGGTAAAGAAGCTTACCAAGGAAAACTATTAGAAGCCCGTCAATCAGATTGGAAGGACGAGGCAGTTTTGATAATTTTAAGTATGCCTATCGTGGTGCTGGCCTGGGCAGTCGTATCGGACGATCCGACAGCGATGGACAAGGTAAAACTGTTTTTTGAGATGTTTTCAGAGCTTCCTAAATGGTTTACTAATTTATGGATTCTTGTAGTTGCGAGCATTTATGGTATAAAAGGAACACAAATATTTAAAGGAGTAAAAAAATAATGAAAAGATTCTTAACAAACATGGTTATCAATGCTGTAAAACCAAAAGTTAATACAACAAAATTAGGTAAAGCTAAAAGTAAATTAGCTATTGCACAACAAAAAGTAAAAGCCTCTGGTGCAAAATTAAAACAAACACAATTTGAAATAAAAAACCCAAAATTTAAAGGCAAAGAATTTACATTTGCTCCTAAAGGAAAAGCTATTAAAGAATCTGATAGAAAAAAACAAATTATAAAAGACAATTCTAAAGTAATAGGTAAAATGTTTGAACAAGCTTTAGGTAGAAACAAACAATCTAAAAAAATGTTTAAAAAAGCTAAAGGAGAATAATTATGAGAATGAGTTATAAAAAAGGTAAAGACGTTAAGAAAAAATCAAAACTAGGGATGGTTAGTGTTAATCTTGGTTTAGATAAAAACAAAGATGTTACTCAAGCAGATATAAAAGGAAAATTTATTGCTAGAAAAAAAGCAATGGGTGGCGGAATGATGAGAAAACAATTTGGTAAAGGTGGAGACACACATGTTACTAAAGATGGTAGAACTGTTAAAAAAGGTCTTTACTATTACATGAACAGAGCAAAAAAAGCTGGTAAAAGTAAACCAGGTAAAGGTTCTGTAACTGACAAAGCATTAAAAGCATCAGCAAAGACAGCAAAGAAACCAACTAAAAAAGCTTAATGGCTAGAACTGCAGCATGGCAGAGAAAAGAAGGTAAGTCTAAATCAGGCGGATTAAATAAAAAAGGTGTTGCATCTTACAGAGCAGCTAATCCAGGATCAAAACTTAAAACAGCGGTTACAACTAAACAGTCTAAATTAAAAGCAGGATCAAAATCAGCAAATCGT